TTTGTTAAAGATGCTAATAAGGCTTTTGCCTATTTACGTGGTCCTGATATAATGACTGGAGATATTAAAAAACAGTTTGATGATTTCAATGATTTAATTTTTAAAGCGGGAGAGAATATTAGGGTTGGTCTTGATGTAACACAAATACGGGAACTTTTAGAAGCTGTTATGCAGGCGGGTTATAATATCCAAAATTTGAATAAGGGGTTACTTAATTACAGAGATGCTATTTATGTTGCTTCTAAGGCCAGTAAAACATTAGGAATGGTGTTACCTCAGATAGGCAGTATGATGGGTACTTTGATGACTGATTTTAGACTTGATCTGGAACAAGTTGATAAGACATTTGTACAGGTAGCTTTTGATGCTAAAAAATCAGGATTATCTACGGATAGATTTTGGAATACGGTTCAGAATGCCTCTGCTTCTTTGGCCCTTTATGGCGTTGCTTTAGGTTCTGCGAGTAAAACTGTGAAACGGTTTACTGAAGATATGATTGGCGGGGCAGATGATGCTGCAGCTGCAACAGAAAATATGTATGATATTTTCAAATCTGGTGCTCTTGAAACGAATGCCGCTTTATTGGATTTGGCTAAGCAAGGGGGTGCAGATGTAAATGAATTCTTCAGGAATTTATCTGAGGAATTTAAAGGTAAAGCTATTAGTATTAAAGCACGTATAGAATCTCTTGAAAAGAAAAAGGAGAAAACTCCCGAAGATGTTGAACAGCTTAAAAAATTAAGAACAGAAATGTATAATGCTCAGTCGAAAACCAATCGATATCAAAAAATGATTGGAAAAAGTGGGGTAATTCAGGCTACGGAAGCGGCGGCTTTAGCAAAAGAAACTCCGGAATTATTGATGAGTGTTATAAAACGAGTTGCTGAAGTGGGAGATTTAAGTCAAATTTCCGGGGAAAAAACCTGGGTAGCCATAAAATCAATGAAACAATGGGGCGTTCATGAAAAGACAATTAGGATGCTTATTGAAGAGGCCCGATTTACTGGTAATAAAATCAAAGATTTATTGGAGAATTCATTAACATTTTTTTCAGTAAATAATAAGGCTTTTCAGGAAAATAGAGAAACTATTTCAGAAGCAATAAAAAAAGTTGGACAGACTGAGGGGGATGAACAAATTGAAGCTATAGATAGTTTAGCCACTTTATTGACGGAAAAATTAAATATGGATGAAAATATGGCTAAAACCTGGGGTAATATTATACGTGCTGATGAGAGTAATGCAGATGATATAGCTAAAAAAATAGCGGCGGGAGATGCTGAAAGTTTAAAGGAATTAAGAGAACTTGTTTCTACATCTAAAATGACTCAGGCATTAACTATCAGCAGGTTTAAGGATCAGGAAAAAACTCAGGAAGAGACAACAGAAGCTGCAGAAGATACCTTTAAAGGTATTGTGGATCAGACTTTATCTTTTAAAGAGATGACTGAGATAGCAAAGAATGAATTACAATATCGGGCAAGTCATTTAGGTGTGCTCCAAGCCATGAATACCGGAGTATTTGGTATATTAAAAATACTTGCTAATGATCATCCTGGATTTATGACAGAATCTCAAAAAAGTGCTCAAGAGCAATTAAGAGTACAAATGGCGAATGATGAAAAGTTATCAAAGTTATTAAATAAAACAGATGAATATGGGAATTTATCAAAAGAAACTCAAATAAAGGCCTCAAAAATTGTAGCTGAAAGAATTGCTCAGTTAAAAGATAAAATTTCTGTCAGCGGAAAAGCAGCAGGAGTTATAAGGGAAGCTCAAGAAGCAGAAGATCCTTATAAAGTATTGCAAAAAGCTATTGAGGGAACATCAGGTGAACTTCAAAAGGAATTGATACGAGCCCGGGAGAGTCTTACACCTTTAGGAGTTGTACAAGACGATCTCAATAATATTTTAAAAGAGGCGGAGAAGGGTACAGACCCTTATTTAATTAAATCTCTTGGAGAAATGAAAAAGAGATTATATGCGCAGGAACGGGAAGAAGGGGCTGATACTGAATTTATTCAATACCAAAAGGATATACTCGATTCTATAGTAGGTTTAGAAGGATTATCTGAGGATGAAAGGAAAGAAAAAACTGCTCAGATTCAGAAAAAAATACAAAAATTAGAAAAAGAGAAATTAGGGAGTTTAGCAAGTAGTAACGAAAAAATAAAAGAAGAAGCAGAGAAACAAAAGCTTGTACAAGATGGTATGTTAAAAAAACTTAAAACTTTAGATAAAACTAATGATACAATAGCTAATTTAACAAGGCTCCAATTTAAAGCCTCTCCCGAATATTCAAAGACTTTAGTGGATGAAATTGTAAAAAGTGGCGCAAAAACAGGAGAAGATTTTGATAAATTAGCTAAAAAATTAGGAATATCTCCTCAAGAAATGGTAAAGGCTTTTAAGACTGAAGGAAAAGCAGTCCCAGAAAAGTTAGAAGTAATAGCAACTGATGAGGGGTATGATTTTTCTACGGCTGTCGGATCAGTTGATCAAGGAGCAACTTTAGCAGAACCTGTTAAAGTAAGTTCTCCTGGAGCTATGGTCTTACATCCCGGTGAAATGATTCTTCCTAAATCCTATTCTGAATTCAAAACTATCCCTGCAATGCCCGGACCTGCAGGGACATCTGCAATGACTGGTGGAAAAAAAGAAATAAATATAAATGTTACAGCGACAGAAAAAGATCTCGGGCAAAAAATAGCAAATGAAATCAGAAGAGTAATGTACAATGAGCAATTAACTGGTATGGGCTAATAAATGGCACAAAGAAAAAGAATAGCTTTGGAAAATTTTTTAAGCACTACTGCTTCAGACCAGTATTATTTACAGTCATTGGACAGTTATCTGTTTAATGCCTTCAGTGCTGATAAAGTCAGGTTTTTTATTCAAACAGTTGATATAGACGGAAATAATATTCCTTATACTTATTATGGTCAGACAATAATGGGATTGGTATTATTTATTAACCCTACTTCTATAAGTACAAATCTGGCTAAAATAGTAAATAGAACACAGACAATGACCAGTTGGATCGAAGAACATTGGGGAGAAGAGTTAGACACAATAACATTTACCGGAAGTAGTGCAGCATTTATCTGGGGCGGTCCGGCAGAAAATCAACCTATACAGGGTCCCTTACAAATGTCTCCTGAAGAGATACGGGAAATGTTTAATAACTATATTAATTTACCCGATTTAGGTACAAATGAACAGATAGGACCTGGAGATACCAGTGGTCTTACAGTTAAAAGAAGAAGAAATACTTTATCATATGATGAATTCAGAAAATTAGTATTTCTTATGAATGCTAATGGAGCTAATTATAATACATACGGCTTAATAAGGGACAGATTATTTATTCAGTTAACCTATGATCAGGTTTCTTACAGGGGCTATTTTGAAAGTATGGATATAACTGAAACTGCAGATAGTCCTTATAGATTTGTATATACTATAACTTTTAAATCTGAAAAAACGATTTCTTATTATATATAGGAAAAAGATTTATGGCTTTCCAAAACAGACCTGAATTAGCTGATGAAAGACAAAAAATTTATAAAGAAACTGTTAATGTTTTAAATAATGCCCAGACATCGGATTATTCAACTCTTTATAGATTTTTAATAAATGATATTCTGAGCAATGTAGGTGCTGTTACAGCAGTAAGCGACCAACCATATCCCGCTTTAACAGGAGCTCTTCAAGCAGCTCTCCCTTTGATTATTTCAATACCAAGTAAAAATAATGATAAATTAAGTTTTACATTGTTAATTAATCCGGAATCCTGGAATCATAGTAAAACATCATCAGTTCAGAGTTCTTATACTCGAGATGGGTATGTCACGCAATTATGGGGAGCAACCCAGGATTTAATAACTTCTAATGGTAAAACTGCAGCTTTTATGGTTGAGGGTATTGGTCTAACCAATTCTGCCAGAAGAAGGTCCTTTGCCTATTTAAATTTTTTATCTTTTTTGTACAGTTACAGAAATAATGGTTATAATTTTTCGGATTTTACTAAAAATACAGATAAATTAACCCGGATTATTGATAAAGTCACAGGGATAGAAATCTATTATGACAATCAAAATTATATGGGACATTTTAATAACTTTACTATAGATGAAGGTTCAGATGCACCCTTTCTTTTAAATTATAATTTTGAATTTGTTATAAGTACTTTAAGTCATACTTATGATGAAGTGAGGGGTCATTTTACTCCTATAGGAGGAAAACCAGCTGATGAAGAATACTCTGAACCAAGAATATTAGGAGATATTTAATGTCTTTAAAATCTTTAGATAGTGGAATATTTACATTAGAAGAATTTTATAATCGGGGGGTTATAAAATTAGCTCCTGATGTGCTGGTTTATATTGGAGGAAGTCTTACCACATCGGTTGTAGCTCCTGTTACCGGAAAAGACAGTAATCTTTCTTTTAATGATGGTATCACTAATGTAAATGTTCAAAATAATGTTGATCCTCCTGGGAGTTCAAGTGCTACGGTAGAAATAACAACTCCTATTTATGGGGAAAAGTCAAAATACTGGGTTTATTATGAAGGTGTTGACAGATTATCTCCTGTAAGGGCCCCTTTATTTGTTCCTATGATGGAAGTGAAGATTTATTTTAAGGGTAGATTTTTAGTACAGGATCGTCCTCGGTATTATGCAGCTTTCTGGGGCTTTATTACAAATGTTGAAGAAAATTTCAGTGGTGGTGTATATAAAATAAATTTAACCTGTGCTGATATTCTTCATTGGTGGGCCTATAGTAAAATAAATGTACACCCGGTTCCGGCGAGTAATATAATGGCAGGTGGAGGTCAAAAATTAACTGCTTTTTCTACTATTTTTGATAGAATGAATCCTTATCAGATTCTATACACTCTTACAAAAAATATGGGCATGCATGAATTTGTTACAGTTTCATGGCCCGGTCAGAAAACACCGTTACAATCTATATATCCAACAAAACAATTCAGGCGTTTAACGAAAGGTATTATGTCCTATTGGCAACAGAGATTTGCCAATATAGGAAACTTATTGAAAATGTATGGTATTAATGGAAGAAGAGTAGATGAAAGAGGTATTCAGAAAAGAGTGCCTGAAGATAATGTTACTAAAAAGAATCAGATGTCACGAGTTCAAGAAGCTACGACACCCAGAGATGATCAACGTTATAGTTTAGATATCGATTTTATCAGAAATTTTGAAACTTTCGCTGATTATGAAAATATGGGGACATTTGAAAATGCGGAATATATGACAAAACTAGATATTGCAACTACTATAAAATCAAGAGTAGATTTTGAATTTTATCAGGATGTTAATGGAAATTTTATATTTAAACCACCTTTTTATAATTTAAATGTTAAAGGAATACTTCCTTATACAGTATTACCAAGTGAGATAATAAGTTATTCCGTTAGTCAGGACTCTGAAGGTATTGTAACCGTTATGACTGTTTATACTCCTATGAATAAAAATTTAAGAACTACTTCTTATGATCGGGGTATAGGATTTCATATGGATATAGATTTAATGAATCGGTATGGAGTCCGTCACCATGAGATAACCATGGAGTATGTAAGAAATGAAAGTATAGCCAGGACTTTGGCTCTTGGACAATTAAGCCAAGTAAATGCAAAAACTATTGTAGGAAATGTGACAATACCTGGTCGTCCTGAAATGAAATTAGGTTATCCAATTTATATGGAACACAGGGACTCGTTTCATTATGTTAAATCAATAAATCATGCCTTTGATTATGCCGGAACATTTACCACTACTCTGTCTTTAGAAACAGAAAGAAGGAAAGTCTATAATCCGGATAATTGGGATGAGTTATATAAAGACAGGGTTTTTAGAATTACGGGTCCTGTTCCGAAAAAAGATAAAAAAAAGACAAATAAACAGGATCCTTCTCCTTTATTTGCTGTTGAAAAAAATGAAATCATAGAACAAGATTCTTTAATAGGGGAAAGAAAAATAGTATCAGTGAATCAAGGAAGATATGCTATAAAAGAGAGAAAAACAACGGCTGAGTTATCTGTGACTTCAACTACTGTACCTTATACAGATGTAGACGGCTTCCAGGTAATTGGTTCCTTTCCCTATGGCCGTAATTTAAATGCAATAAATGTATTAAGTACAAAAACTAATTTACCTGTATTAAAAGAGGTATATCTGACAACTATGGCACGTCCTGTTTATACAAATGAGCAGAAAAGTATGGAAATTTTATTTTTTCCCGATGAAGAAGGTGCCGTACCATCCTATTTAAATGAAGGAGACAGAAAATTACCCCGAATTTTAGGTCTTGAAAAAGATTTGGAATTGTCTAAGAATACTGAATTAAAAGATACACTAACTGATGCTGAAAAAAAAGAAGATATTTTCAAA